CCGCCACCCATGAGTGCAGCGAGAGGATTGGCCGGGGCTCCGCCTGCTTCGGCCGGAGGTGCACCCTCGGCTTGTGCGCCGGATTGTGCAGCCATTGCCTCTCGTTCCTTGATATGGCGCTCGATGAGTGCTTTGTCTTCTTCGGGCAGGCCGTCGAATTCGGCAGACATGACGTAGGTGTAAGCTTCCTCGAGCATTGCTCTGTGCTCTTGCAATTCTCTTGGCTCGATGTAGATTTTGTTTGCCAACATTCTCTCGAAGACTTCACGCTGACGGGAGGCTGCAAGTTGTGTTCTGTCCACCAGTGCGTCCAGCTCGTTGAGTCTGAGCATTCCAAGGATAGCACGGGAAGTCATCCCAGCTTCCTTGAGAAGCGGCGTGAGCTGCAGGATTTCCTGACGACGTGCCATTGGGTCAAGGGAGAAGCTTGTGCCGTACTCGACGACCAAGTCGAATCCACCCTGAATGTCTGCACCCTGCAGGTCGACAGTCTCGAATGCACGCTCCTTGCCGAGTACCTTAATGGTGCGTGGGGTTGACCAGTTCTCCTTGATGATACCGAGGTATGTCTTGTAGACGTTCTCCACGAAGGCAACGTACTTGTTGAACAGTCTGCGGCGAATCATGTTCGACTGCTCGACTGCGTACTGCATAGAGAAGCCGGATGTCTCTCTGGATTGCTGGCCCATGAGTGCCTCTGTGATACCCATGATATCGTCGAGGTTCTGCTTCATCCTGTCGCGGATGTTTGGCAGGGCTGCTGGCATCGGTAGAGGTTCCATGAAGTTTGGCGGAATGGCTCCTGTATACTTCACGATGTCCCATGGTGAGTTAGTTATAGAGCCTTTTGCAATTTCTGCTGACTCAGGAATGAGGAGTCTGGCTACCCCATGGGCTGCCAGGATGTCGAGCATCACGTTGTCGAGTCGGTTGAGGATGTCTTGCAGAGCGGCGGCGTAGGCCACGACAGAACGGCCCCAGTAGGTGCCAGGCACGTCGATATCTGTCAGGAGGTGGTAGGGTAGCTTAGCGAAGGGAGCGCCCTGAGAGCCGTCCTTTGCTACCGTATGGAAGCGGTGTGGAGAGACAGACAGCTCGGTCAGTTGTGTTCCATCTTCAAGGCACCAGCAGTAGCGTCCTTGCATGCCGTTCTCGGGTGTGCCGGTTTCCCAGTATTGGTAAACACGGACTACATCGTAGTAGCTGCGTTGAGAAATGACGGACTTGGAGTAAGCTGTGTTGGCTGACTCATCCTGGCTCTTCAGTCTGTACTTCTGGAGCAGTTCTTTCTTTTCCGGAAAGAGACGGCAGGCAGTTTCGTAACGAAGTGGAATCTCTTCGAACATGAAACGCACGTCTTCCCAGGTGGTTGCATCCGGGTCTGGGTAGAGAAACCAAGGAGAGGGGACAGTGTAGGAGAAGTCTCCGTCTGTCTGCACTTCGTTTGTCTCTTCGTTGTAGGCAATGATTTCACCAAGGTCTGGGTCGAAGACAGTCTTTGCAAAGCCGTTACCGTAGATGAGCGTATTGAGGTTGACCTGGTCTTGGCGTTCCTGCATCTTGTATTGTCTGAGGCCGTAGCGGACACAGCGGTCGGCTGCGTCGGCCCTGCGTCGGTCTTCTCTGTCGGATGTCAGAGGTTTAGGACTGACCGTCGGCGGGTTCGACGACATCTGTGCGTGGAAGAAACGGATGTTCTTCATGATGTAGTTAGTAGCGATGTTGTTGGCAGAGCTATCGACAGGGGCTAGACCAAGTTCGGAGACAGACTCGTAGGACATGTTGACGTCACCGCCGGAGAAGAACTCCTCGAAGCGTGTCGCGAAGGCTGCACGTTCGTTTTCTTCCCATTGATTTTCGTAGACTTTCCTGGCCTGCTTAGCAAAGGAGAGTCTTTTCTCGAGTTCGAGTTTTGCTTTCTCTTCCGAGTCCCTGAGGTCTAGCATGTACTTTGGCATCTGGTTTAATCCTTCTTAGTTTGCTTCTTCTGCTTTTTCTTCATAGCAGGAAAACGAATGAGAAGCAATTTAATCAGACTGCCCTTTCCTTTTCCTTCGTGTGAAGTATTCTTCTTGGATGTACCGTACTCGCTCTCTGGTGAGTTTTGTCCAGTCGCCTTCTTGGTTCGAGAGCTTGCCTTGCGGCAGGCCGGGCAATCGCATGAACCCTCTCCGTGCATAGATGGCACCTCCTCTAGCTAGTAAGATGTTGCGTTTCAATTGAGCGACCTGCTCTCTCTCCTCGGCTATCAGCCTGCGTTTTTTTGCGAGCTGCATGCCAAGGGAGGCGGCCACTATCAGTTGCACGAAAAAGAGTAGCACAGAGATTACCAACGAGTCCATGGCCTACCCCATGCTGTTCTACGAATTTTTGGAGCCTTTTCCTGGTTTTGGTATTTCTGTCTGTTGTACTCTCTGATTTGCTGGTCCCAGGTTTTGGCGCTGTCGACCTGGCCTGGCTCGAACTTTGGCTTGCCGTCAACGAAGTAGTTGAGTGCGTCAGTCAAGTGGTAGTCATGGGCATGGGAGATTTTTGTTGGATTGGTCTCAGACCATTGAGCAGCCTGGAGCTCGTCGGCAAGGTCTTTGCACCAGGAGGCTACAAACAGCTTTGTTCCAAGTATCTGGTTAGTTGCGGATATCATGTCAAGTTTACGGTCGGCTTTCTTATAGACGCCGGTGTAGGTAATGCCCTGGGCTGCAGCGAGCTGGGTATACCAGGTAGCTGAGGTGTCGTAGATACGCCGGACGATATTGAGTCCTGCGGTCCTGCGCTGAACTTCGTAAATGGTTTCGAGAGGATTCTTGGTTTTGATGTAGTCTGCACGGATGATGTACCAATGACCTGTGACTGGGTCTTCGGCTGCCACGACCAGGCCGTGCTCGGATGCGGCTGCCGGGTCGGAAGATTCTACATGGCGCCAGGCTGGACTGTAGTGGGATGGCGGGTCCTGCACGACGTTGTTGTTGAAGTTGTAGACACCACGCTCGCCGACAAGCCAGTCACCTTCGAGGATTGTCCGCATCATGGCATCCCCCATGACTTTGGCTGTGTCGAGCTGGATTTGTTTTTCCTCGTCGTCGATGGCCGGATTCTCAAGCATGGAGAGACGTACGGTTAAAGCAAGATGTGGCGGTAATGCGTCGAGAAACTGTTTGACTGCAGGGTTAGGCACTTTCGGTGTGAAAGTCAGGAGGGTTGTTCCTCCGTTAATCATGACACGTTTGGAAAGTTCTTCGATGATTCGCTCACTTGAGGGGAGCTCGTCGCACCAGGCTCCGTGTCCTGTAAAGGACTGCACGGCCTGCTGGGCTTGGTTTGTATTGTGGTGTGAGAAGTAGAGGATAGTATTCCCGTTGTACTTGTTGATGACCTTCTGGAGTGCTCCCCCTTGCCGGACTTCCCTGATGGCGTCAGGCTCGAAGATGTGGCCAATGATTCTGCGGTGAAGGGATTCCTCGACCTGCTTGGATGTACGACCTAGCACATAGAACTGCAGAGTGTCGGTCCACTCTGGTGGACGCTGCCAAGTTACACCGTCTTCGCGGAACATGGTCGCGAAGGCTTTGGCGCCTGTGGAGGATTTTCCTGATTGGTTACCAGCTCTTACAGTTACATAGCGTGCCTTACGCTGGAGGACGGCGTCGATGATTTCTTGCTGCGCCTCGGTCGGCTTTGAGCCTGGACGTGTCGGGTCGAACGCCTCAAGCATTTCACGGGTCTTGAGTTGTTCGGCAGCGGCTGCTAGTTGTCGTAGAAGTAAGTCAGTGTTTTTGGCCATTGCTTGCTGCTTGCCTCTTAGGTTTGGTCAGTGCTTTATGAAGCTTATCTACTTCAACAACCGACACATCACTGATAGAGCGAACATCGCAGGCATCGAGACTGAGGACTTTGCGTCGCTCTGCATAGAAGTGGTAGACTGTGATAGAGCCGTCCTCTGTGTAGACCGCTTCCCAGTGCTCGGCTGCAACGACAAAGCTTGCTCCGTTGGTGAGCAAGACTGAATACTGATGACGTACCGGTTTAATAGTTGTTATCGTCTTCATCTGCGCCTTGCTCCTCCGCCGATACAGTAGCAGGTTTCGTCTCTTCTAGCAATGGACGGATGAGGTGTGCATTTTGTTTAAGGAATGCACGAAGTTGTACGATGTCCATACTGTCGAAGCGAGTATTGGTTTTGGTCTGGACCTCGGCTGCCTCGTACTGGAGAAGGGTCTTCAGGATGGCAACCTTGGCTGAGGATGTTCTGGGGTCCGGGTCGTCGAGGATTTGTGTGACTGACTCCAGGGCCTTGTCTGTCAGGTACTTGATTTTCTGCTTGGTCTCCTCCTTGTTCAGGAACCAGTGCTGGAAGCCTGGCTGGTCCCACCAACCACGGAGGGTGGTTATTCCCGTCAGTTTCAGGGCCGTGGCGAGGCTTATCGACCGAGCATCGAGGATTGTATTGGACGGGTCTGCCAACGAAGCCAGGAGGGCTGCTTTGGCCCTCTTTTGTGCTTCGGTCGGACGGAACGTGTCATTGATGAGCCGGTTGATGATTACATCTGGTTGTTGGGCTTCTTCCGCTGCAGGCTGGCTATTGCGTTCGAATACTGGCTTTTTTCGTTCCATAGAGGCTTCTCCAACTGAAATAAGACTTTGCCTTTGACTAGCGTAAGCTGGTGCAGGATACCTTGTTTCTCGAGAACTCTCAAGTCATCCAGCAGACGTTGCCGGTTCATGCTGTAGTATGTGGCGAAGTTAAGAAGATGTACTCGGGTGAATCCCTGTCCGAATCTTTCCAGGTAGGGATTCTCCGTGTACAGGAGCAGCATGAGGACGCGGTAGCACCGGAAGTGCAGACCCTTACGCACACCTCGCTTGCTTCTTCTTGAAGTGGCAGCGCGAGAATTTCTTAGCTTCTCTGAGACGGCGGGCATTGATGCCTCCTAGTCGTGATACCCAGTTCATGAATTGGTCTTCTGTGTCGAACCGATTGAGGGCTGACAGACAGGTCTTGTAGAATGTACCTGGTATGACGGTAGAAGGCAATAGTTTAGAGGGCTTGGAAGAATTCTTATGAGCCTGGATAGCCTTGTAGAGTACACCCTTAGCTCTGTAAGTTTTAGCTTTTACTCCCCATTTGTAGGTATGGTCGATACACTCAATGACGTCCAAGGTCTTGAGCTCTTTCAGGAAACGGCTGACAGTCATAGGGGTTACACCGAGTTGGTCTGCAAGCTTGGCAAGAGGTAGATTGAAGTTCTCCAGTAGACCCCAGCAAGCAGTTAGGATTTGGAGGAGCTGGACTCTGTCCTCTGTCTTAGCCCATAGTCTTAGTTCCGGGGCTAACTGGTCTAGGCTGGACTGGTAGTAAGGCCTTGTATTGCTTACTGTGTTAAAGATAGTCCTACTCTCCTCGACCCCTACTGCTGGCGGCGCGGCTGCGAGCCAGTCGGTCAGGTCCGAGACTAGCTCTGGGGTAGCGTAGCACCGGTCAGTCCCTGCACGGTCGAAGAAGTGGAGTGACTCTGGAAGTAAGCCTTTCAGAAACTCTGCTTTCTCTTGTACCGGTTTATCGGTAAGTATAATTGCTTTTGGATTGCCGGACGGCGATTGGACTGTCAGTGCGTACGGTAGGTTGAACTCGATTGCGTTCTGCAGTCTTTCCTTCGTCCAGCCGGCCGGGTAGTCCTTCGGGTCGAAGTCGACAAAGACCAGAGAAGTATTGGAAGACATTAGGATTGGTAGCTGACTCTTCTTCCGCTTCCCGAGTTTTTCGAGCTGCTCGGGATAGAAGTTGGTGCGGAATGGTTGGCCTTTGTCTTGTGGTAACTTGTACTTGATGGCTTCACCGGTCGGTAAGATTATTTTCTTCGCCATATCAATCTCCTATTGACATTTAGTCCCGGTACTGATATAACAAAGACAGTCAGGTCCTGTCAAGGGACATTCGACTATTGACATCCCCCCGAGGCTGGCAGTTCTCCTACTGTCAGCTTTTCTATTTCCTTCTTAGTTTTTTGCTGAATAATACCGGTCCGCTTATACCGTTTATGGTATTTGCACAGCACTTCCCCGACGTAGGTGTGCCAGTGAAACAGAGGTATCTTGGCGACCCGGTACACTGCGCGGTCCATTCGCGGGCTGTCCTCGTTCCCGAATCGGGCGTCCATTTCGTACAGAACGTAGACCTCGTCTTCAATCAACTCGGCGAGCCGGACCAGGAGTGCCTCGTCCCGGCTCAAGTCCAAGTCCCCGTGCCAGACCTTCCGGCCGCCGACCACGACGTTTGCATTAAACAGGACCAGGTTCTTCGGGTAGTATTTTCGATATGCACTTTTTGAGCCGGCAATCAATCGACCGGACCTGCTGAGGATTAGCTCGACAGCCTCTTGCACCTCCATAAGTGTCTCCTTTTTACAACAAGTGCTGTACACAAGTATAACATGAATGATTTCAGGAGGCAAGACCCCGGCCCGGCCCCGCTTTGGCCAGCCGGCCAAGGGCCTTTGGAAAGGGATAACCTCCAGTGTGGACAGGGAAATTCCCTAGCCCCGCTTGCCTCGCCCCACTTACCCCCTTCTCAGACCAGCCCCGCCTCTCCGGAAGGTATTGATATCCTTGGTCCTTTCCGATGCCCCGCAAAGAAAGGTAAGTATATCAAGGGGATAGGAGACAGGGCGGGCGGGGGTATTCTCCCTTTGTCCTGCCCTGCCAGTCTCGCAAGGATTGCCTTCCCTCCCCCCTCGTCAGTCTAGCC